TTGCTTTACTCAATGCGCTTGCAGCCTCCGAATTTAATGTGTTTATATTCTTATATCCACTTTCATCGGCATTCAAAAACTCTATCCTGCCTCTAAATACCCCATCATTCAAATTTAATGTTGAATAACCATCATCAGAAGATAATACCCCCTTTATAAATTGTCCATTTGTTTCAGAAATACCATAATTTGGGTTAAAACCTCTTACAGCTCCATCGACGCTGTTTAGATTTCCGATAAGAAAATAGTAATAGGTACTGTCACTTTCTATTTGCCTCGCTACAGTATCCAAAACAATAATTCCTGTACTATTACCTCTATTACATTTAGCATAAACATAGTAAGCAGTTGAACTAACAAGTCCGCTTATGTTGCCAGAAGGAATATTCCAAATGACAGTAGAGCCAGGCACAACAGTCTGATGCGCCAATGTTCCGCCAATCCAGTTAAATATGTTTGGATTGCCTAAATAATTTTGTCTAAATAATATGCCATTTAAAGTGAATATCTGGGTACGTGATCCGACTTGAAGATTTAGTGTTGATATACTTTCTTGCGCAAAATTTCCTGGTTTAAACTTCCCGCTCGGATCAAATACCATTGCCTGATTTTCATCCAGTCTACGAGATGTAAATGCCTTTACCTCCTGAATATTCTCTTTAACAACCTGCACCTGTTTTGCGCTTTCTATCACAATTCGCTGTATCTGCTGCTCCTCCGAATATTGCACCTTATCACTAATGGTAGCGGTAACTTTCCATGGTTCGATTAAGGGATAGGTAATGGATGTAATGCGCATGTTGGCGTTTATTCCAGTCGGAACATTTGTAACCTGTATTTTCTGCCCAACATTAAGCACGGGAACTAAATTCTCTTCAATTACATGTATAGGATCAATTACAAGTCCATACGATACATCAAGTTTATTTTCCCTATTGGCATATTCAGTAGTCAAGTTCTTAACACCCAACTCTGCAACGTCTAAATAACTTTGTGGCAGATTTATTCCTATAAATACATAGGTATCTCCTGCCTGTAATGGCAAAACCACACTTGGATAACTAAAGCCTCCCTCTTTATTCGGACGTATCTTAAATGATTTGGTAGTATTATTATAGCTGGATGTATCTATCTCAAATTCACTCCCTGTCCAATGGCCAGAAGCCATCACGATCATTGGAGTTTCTCCGGTAATAAAGTTATCAGCCAGATTAAAATCGATTGAGGTATCAGCAATTACCTGACCGTCACTTGTAGGAGTTGAAGCGCTGCTCAATGAACCAGTTCTATGTGGGTAAACATCCTCAAATACCACCTCGATTTCTATTGGTTCGCCATAACTTGCAGCATCTGGAATATCTACATAACCAGGAGAGAAAGACAAACGCTCAAGACCTCCACGATACCCAGCAGGGATATTCCTTGTACTACCAAAGCCACGAACCCTTGTAAAAAATTCTCCCTCAACACGTTTGCTTAATGAGTATAAACCATTATTAATTCCGTAAGCCAATGGTATCGCATCGTTTACCAATTCAAATCGTTTTGTTAAACTGATCTCTTTAACAACATAGCTAACCTCTAATCCAAATGCATTGAATATACGTCCCAATGCACTTCGGCAAGTGTCACCCACAAAACCCACTTCCAAAACTCTCCCATCATCCTCAACCTCCCCAACAGTCCAGCCACTATCAATAGAATTTATTTTGCCAACTAATATGGTTAGAAGTTGAGTAGCAGTTCCGGTAAGCGTGAATGTCGAAAGACCTGCATCATTAAAAAACGGCTTAGCAAACAGGCTGTAGCTTGTCCCCATCAATACCGCACCATAGGTATAATCGTGTGCAATATCAAGGTCCACAAACTTTAGTATCTGATATTTTAAACCTTTGTGGATGATGTAATCTTTAATCATCAGGTTCAATGGCACATCGGATCTGAACGTTGCCGTTATCTTATCCTCGCCATTTACCTGAGCTGAAAATACGGTACTACTATCAATTTCAGCAACTGCAGTAATACTATTGCCCCTATATATATCTATTGTCATTTGCTTATGCTTAAATTCTTAGGTAGTTATCGTTTAAAGTGCTGCTAGGGGATTTTCGTGTATTTCTGGCAATTTCGTCCAGCTTTGCACCGATCCCATCCGTATTATCCGCTCCCCTACGTGTATTGGCTTCGATCTTTATGGCCACTTCTAGATTTTGGGTAGCTATAGCGTAGCATTTGCCCATCCAACCAGATATGCGCTTCGCCTCCTCGTAAGTTCCCACAATTGGTCCAGCAATAACATTGGCTGTTTCCTCTGTAATGGTGCGCCCGATAGCCGATGATATTGCACCTTGGCTTTGTGCCGCTACCGGCTTGTAATCAACTCCGAAAACATCCTGCAACCTTTCATACTCCAATTTACCATCAGCGATAATCTTGGCATATTGGGCTTTCAACAATGCCAATTGTTCAGCTTTCTTACCATCCTCAACCTTATCCAATGCATTAAATTGCTCTAAGAACCCAACAAGCTTAGTTTGCAAGAAACTGGTCTGAAAAGTGTTTAGAATCTTATTCTTAACCATGTCATCAAACTTGGTCAGGAAGTTTTCATAAGCTCCATCGGTATTAGCGAATACATCACGGATACTATCGGAAATGGATTGAAGTTCACTATCAACCGCTTTCGCTGCATCTGTAATGTTTTCCTTTATATTCTCGCCAAATGTTAGTCCAGTAGCCTCTTCAATAGTTTTTAACTGAGCCCTAGCATTCTCAATAAATGCATTCATTTCAGCAGTAGCGGCAACTATCTCATCCTTAGTTGGGATTTTACCATCTTTATAAAGGTTTTTAACCTTATCAGCTAATGGCTTTAGAGCATTCGTTATTACCTCAGCCTTTAATGCATCCAAAATGTAGCCACTCAATATTTCCTCTACTGCAGCGCCTGTCTTATCAGCAGCAGTAGTTAAGAGGTTGAAGAGCTTTTCGCCAAATGTTGCAACTTGTGGATCGATAACTACAGGAACACTGATCTTCTCGCCTGTTCTTTGCTCGTATTCCTTGATCTTCTCTTGGGCTAATAGTGCTAATGCATCGTATTCAGCTTTCAAGGAAGCCACATCAGCAGCCGTTAACCCCTTTTTTGTTAGTTCGGTAAATCTTTCACGGTAGGCTTTTACCTTATCCGCATAATCACCACTTTCCATGGTAGAAAGAAAATCCTCTTTTAATGATGCGGTAAAGTCATTGCCTAAATCTTTCAACAAATCCTGACTTTCCAGGGCTATACGCAAAATGGATGTACGGAGTTCGTTAAGTTCGCTATCATCAACATTTATCTTAATACCTGTTGCTTTTTCTAAGTCCGCCTGTCTCTGCTTCTGTTTGGCTATAATATCTTGGTATGCAGGGCCAAGCGCATCTATCTCAGCTGCCGTTAGACCATCTTTGGCAGCTTCGGCAAACATATCGTACCACTTTTGCACCTCCGCTTTAAATTCTTCTGTTTTAAGACTGTTAAGCATTGCCTTACGGATAGCATCCTCGAAGTTTTTTGCAGCATCCTCGCCCCTAGATAAAGCATCTACTATACCATCAGCAAACGCTTCGAAGGACGTTCCGGTTAATTGTTCTTTAGCCGCATTTCCTAAGTCGATTATTGCTTGTTTGGCATTGATTAGGTTATTGATGATCCTTGCAGTAGCCTCGTCGATTTGGTTACTATCTAACAATTTTCGCAAATCTTCTAAGCTAGCTTTAGAAAGATCTCCAAGTTTTTTAAAGAAGCCAGCTTTTTGCAGTGCCTCATATCCTAGTTTATCAGTACCAAATAATTGCTCTCCATTGTTAAATTTGGCTATAATCCCATCTACCACCTTATCGCCAGTCAATAATAACTTACCCGATAATTCAGATATGTATTTAGCTTGATTATCTGTAGCGGCTTTTACTGCTTCGGAATATTTGCCAATCTTCTCAACACCGTAAGCTTCATTTATCAATGCTATTTGGCGTTCAAGAACTTTATTTAAATTCTCAGCCTGTCTGTTTCTTAATTCAGCTGCGTAGGCTTCCTGTTCTTGGTTTTCCTTTGTTTTATCTAACAATCCGTTTATGAAACCGCCAATTGAACTTACAATTGAAAGGGCACTAGAAAACACTCCAATACCTCCAGTAATACCTCCAAGTATATCGCCCTTGGGCAATTTGTTAACTGCATCTATACGGCTTCTTATATCCCCAATACCACCGATAACATCACCGAAAGTATTCAGCCATTGACCAAACCCTTCGTTAACCTCGCCTACTATTGAACCGATGTTTTTAAGTTCCGAACCCAATGCAATTAGTCTTTCTGGCACACGCTTGTCTAGCGCATCTATTGTGGTTGATATTTGCTTAGCTAATTTCTCTGCCTCCTCCTTGGATATTTTGCCAGCTAATAAAAGACCGGCAAGCATTTTCTGACCATCGGCAATAATCTTACGAATAGCGCCATCACTCAATTTATCGATATCAGAGTATAAGTCCTTGTAAGCTTTTAGTTTTTGCGCATTCTGATCATCCAAACTACCTAACGCCTCTTTGTGTAATCGATCAAGCACAACAATGGCTTGCTTTTCACCATTGGCGACTAGTTTTGCTCTATTTTCATTGTAGGTAGAAATCATTACGGCACGTGTCTGCTCATAATCCATTAAGGAGGCTAATAATGCCTGATAACTATCTACCTGCTTTTTTTCTAAATCCTCTAACTGCTTAGTCTTTAATTCAAAGCGTTTCTTTTCCTCTTCGGTCAATTCCTTTCCTGCAACTGTAAGAGCGGACATAGAGATCCCTAGTATTCCTCCCTGACCGCCTTTCATTTGAGATAGCGCCTGCTTAGCCTGAAACTCTGCAACCTCTTTGGTTAGCTCTTTGATTAGATCCTCATTGGTTTTTACTTCATTGCCATAACGCTTCTTAGCAGCCGCTGCTCCAAATGTTGTCTTGTAAGCTTCATAATCGGCAAATAACTGCTTTTGCTTTTCAAATTCTATTGCTTGCTTGGCGGTTTCCTGTTTATATAATGCTTCGCCCGTTTCCCTAGTTTCAGCCTGGGATAATCCAGAAATACTAACTTTCAGCCCTTTCTTAATATTTTCCTTGTCCGAGTTGTATTTTACCGCTTCCTTCCTTAAATCGTCATAGTGCTTTTTAATATTCGCCAATTCCTGATCGTTAGCCTCCAACTGCTTTATGGTAGATTTTTTTATAGCATCCTGTATCTTATCTTGTAGCGTATTCCTTGCTTTAATGTCAACGTCCAAGGAGTTTGACCCACCCCTACTTTCTTTCCCATTGGCATCATTAAGTTCTTTTTGTAGTTTTTTGATGGCGGAGACGTTGGCTAAACGTTCCTTACTATTTAATGCCAGGGTAACATTAGCCTCTTCAAGGGCAGCTATCTCTGCCTTAACAACATCAGCGGTGCGGATAGAATTAGCTACTTTTTGATTTGTAATAGTTGCATTATCCTTTCCACTTTTAATCACAACCTTAGCTTCTCTTTCATAATAATCTAAAAGATCCTGTTGTTGCTTTGTTAATTCGCCACCTAATGACTTGATACGCTTCACCTCATTATACATCTGGCCAGACATCAATACCAGCCTATCACGCATATTCGCTATATCTGCATCATCAGTAAAAAAGCCTGTTCCCTCTAAAATCTTACCCTGTAGTTTATTTTTACTTTTCGAGAAAATGTCGAATACCTGATTTGCATTTTGTATATCGCCTTTATTCTGAACAGCAATCAACTCGCGTTGCGCTTTGGTCATCTTATCAATTTTTGCTCTATTGATATCTAAAGCATTTCCATATTGATCAAATTTGGTGATGATGGACGGCATTAATTCACCCAGCTTTGCCGTAACAAAACGTAGTTCCTCCTGCTTATCCCTTGATAGTTTAAAAGACCCACCCAATAATTGCCCTTCTCTAGTCAAACTATCATATTGGGCAGCTAATGCGTTTACAGCTTCCTCATTGATGGTCATTGATCTTGTGCTTGGGGTAATGGATGAAACCATATCTGTAAAGAAACCAACAACCCCTGCTGATGCCTTACCAATGATACCCTGTCCGTTCTCAATTGACAATACAAGGTTATCCCATGCGATGCCGAATTTAGCTGATTGATTGACTAATTTGGTAGATGCTGTATCGAATTCGGTAGTTAATGCACCTGTAGATTCCTTAACTGTAACAAGTGCTTTATTCAATGTTTCAAAACCAGTTGTCGCAAGTGTACCTAAAACTAATTTTGAAGCTACACCTGTTAAATTTAGTTTACCCAATACCTGATTTACACTTCCACCTTCTTTATTTAGTTTAGCTAGACCATTGATAAAATCGGTAAAGACACCTGCGGCATTATCCTTGAATTTTGATCTAAGCTCCGTAACACTCAGTCCAGTAGCTTTTGTTAATTCAGATATACCTTTTCCGGTCCTTATAATCTCTTCGAATGAATCAAGAGTTCTAAGTAAAGTGGAGCCTACAACTTCCGCTTCTAGTCCTACCGATTTGGTCGCTGTTGCATAAGCTAACACTTCCTGTCTGGCAAACTTATAAACGCCAGTATTTTGGGCAATCCTTTCAGCATTTGCTAGTATTGCCTTTTCTGTGGCTGCGAATGCATTACCTAGATTTACAATCTCATCTCCAAACGCCTGAACATTTTCAACTCCTCCATCTGTAAGTGTAAGTAGACTTGCGATTGAATTAGCGCCTTCTTCTCCCTGTATATCCGAAGCTATTTCCAACTTAGCCAATGCTTCAGAAAACGCAAGTATATCCTTAGTTCCTGTAACACCAAGTGATCCGGCGACCGTTGCAAACTCCAATAGCTTTTCACTAGATACTGTCTCCAATTTCTTTGATAGCTCAATAACCGAATTGCCCAGATCAACTAATCCCCTTGAGGCTAAGCCCGTAGTTTTTCCAACATCCAATAACTTATCGTCAAAATCAATTACAGTTCCTTTGTTAGCCTGAAAAAGTGCGAACAAAGTCGTTAGCGCTGTTATGATTATTCCGACTGGAGATATAAGGAACTCAAATATTGTTTTTCCTACTTCAATAATTGAGGCGCCAAATTCGGCTAGACCACCGGCTGCTGCTAATTGGGTAATTGATGTTCCAAATACGCTTAAGTGTCCATTGATTGTAGCAAAATGCGGGCTTAAACTTTCTACCGCCTCGCCATAATTACCAACATTTCTTTGGTGCAATCCCAATGTGGCATCTATCTGCTTTAATCCCTTGTCAAGGATTTGCGTTTGCTTAACTAAATTCCCTGACTTATCGGCTAATGCCTTATATTCGTCAGTGTTTTTTTTACCCTGCTGTTCAAGCAGGTACATCCCCGCTAATACATCCTTAGCTTCTTTCCTTACATTGTTAAGCGCTTTGTTTAATTGATAATAAGCACTGCTCTCTTGCTCTAACTTTTTCCTATTGCGCTCACGCTGCGCCTCCTCTTGTCTAGCTAATGAAAGCTGTTCCTTTAAGCGCTTGTTCGCTTCGCCTGCCTGTCTATCAGCTTCCTTTTGCGCTGCTACCGCCAGCTTTTGCGCATCAACAATCTTGCGCTGTGACAACGCATATTCGTCAGCGGTTATCTTATTTTCCTTAAGCTGTTTGTTAAGTTCCTGCTCGGCAATCTTAAGTTCGTCAACTGTCGCCTTATGTTGCGCTGATAAAGTCTTTGCGGCCTGCTCGGTAATCTGCAAGTCTTTCCAAACTTTGGCTTTCTCCTGCAATTCCTGCTTAAGCTTCATTGACCCCTGCTGAAAGGCGGTCATTGGCTTTACGTCAAATCCCTTTGATACGCCCACGCCAAGATCAAGCAATTCTTTTTTTAGTAATTGCGCATTCTTGCGGGCCTCATCAATATTTAGCTTCGCGTTATAATTAAGACCCCTTTCCGAACTTGATTTGTTTGCCATAAGGCAAAACTAGGCTTGCGATAACGGAGTGGCGAGCGGTTGGGCTTACTAGCAGTGCATTGTAAAACTTATTTTATTATTGTAATTTTCTAAAATAAAAAAACTAAAAATGTATTGTAAACGTTCTCTAAATAAGTACAATAGACCTATTTAGAATAATTCTAAATTAACCCATGCTGTATACAAGTATGGGTGTTAATAATATATATTTGTTTATAACGCTATAAAAGAAAATTATGACCGACCAAAAACAGCCAACCTTATCAATTACAGGAGTAATGATACAGGATCCAGATTCACATGGTTACACGGCATATTTTGCCGAATTCCCAGAAGTTATTGCACAAGGAACAGATTTAGAAAATGCTAAATCAAATCTTTTATTAGCTTTTAAATCTATGATAGAATTTAAGAGTGAAGAAGCGCAAGACGAATTTGAGGATGATGATTCCATCATTACTCAAAGCTATCCATTAAGTTTTGCATAATGAACAGGCAAGACTTTTTAACGTATCTCACTGATAACGGTTGCGTAATCGTAAGAACAGATAAACTAGGTTATTCTGTTATCAGAAATGTATTAACTGGTAAAATATCTGGAGTACCTTTAAACGATCCGTGCTATATTGCTACTGTATGTAGAATTTGTAAAACTTTAGAAGTTGACCCACCTGAATGTGCTTTAGACGCTGTTGAAATTGTAGATAAAGCCCAAAAGAAACACGGTAATAACTAAATCATTATAAAATCTTAAGCCACCCATCACAGGTGGCTTTTTTGGCTTAAAAAACATCTGCGGCATCTTTAACCTCAGGTTTTGGTTCTACTTTTTCCTCTTCTTGGTTTATTGAGGCCATGTAAAGCATATAGTTGCTCCAAGTGCATTTCCAAAGTAGTGTTTCCTCTGTGAATGCCCCCTTAAAATATCTTAGTGCTGCGCTAATGTTGGTGTGTGGGAGGCTATCAACTCGCTCCCGTCTTGCGGACTTGACTTTGGCTCCAGGATCTTTGATGCTCCTGTCATTAAGACAATAGAAATCGTAAAAGCCTCCATGTTTGCGGCTTGTAACGATGCAACCAATGTTTGGGAAATATCGATGTTATCCATATTTCGCTCTAGATATTCTATCAATTCAGCTTCTGGCTCTTTATAGTTGTTTTGTATTGCAGCAGCTATAATATAGATCATAGTCGGTAAATGTACGGGCACGTGTTGGGTTAGCGTTTTTCCTTCATCTTCAAATAGATCAGTGGGCAAAGTTATTGCCTCCCCCGCAATACGGTATTGATTAGCCACAACACATGGATAGATTTCAAAGTCCCTAGATAATATGGGTTCAACTTTTGGTTTTCTCAATATCCAATCCCACAACGTTCGCTTTGGAACTTCTGGAGTTTTATTTTTAATGGTAAAGCTGTAAATTATTTTACCAGTTAAGGTATCCACCGCTTTTTTAATAATCTGATTTCCCTGCATACTTTAATTTTATTAGCGAATAAAAAAGCCCTTGCCAATAAGCAAAGGCTTTTATGAAACTTTATCTCTATTAAGGGATTGTAGCCGTAACTGTAGTTGTTGCTGAAGTCTCAACTCCTGCGCTATCTGTAACAGTCAACATAAAGACATATACACCTGTAATCAATCCGCTTACCGAGTTGCTTAATGCTGTCGGTGTAGCCATTACAGGAGTATTAGGTCCTGAAACCATTGTCCATAACTGGCCAGTAATAGTTTTTCCAGCAGCTGGTGAAGCAGTACCGGTTAATACTTTTGGATTTGTTGAAGCCGCACTGTTTGCGCCTGCACTAACCGTTGCTGGAGATCCGTTAATTGGAACACCTGCAGCATTTACCCATTGTTTTACAGAAATAGCTCTTACTCCATTGGTAGTGATAAAATCTTTCAAATCACCTGAGATAACGAATTTTTCAACATTATTGAATGTGATAGCATCTGCAGTACCCATCGTTCCTTCGATTGACGGAATAGTGATGATTGCTTTTTTACCATTTTTCAATGAAGTAAAAATTTGCATTGAGAATGTAGCAATCTTTCTGTCCGCTAGCTCTGTGACTGTTGAAGTAGTTGCATCGTAAACCACATTCGACATTAACTGCTCAATTGCTGGATTTTGATCCAATAATGATAACTGAATTCTGTCAGGATCACCAGGAGTAGTAAATGTAACATATGAGTATGATTTGCCGTCGGCAATCAATCTTTCAATAGAATCCACATTCTTAGTTCTGACAACTGTACCAGGAGCGATATATTCAGTAATATCGATCATGTTAACTAAAGTGGTAGATGTTGAAGCAGGCCCGATTAGGATCTTTTCAATTCCACTTAAGGTATATTTTGTTACTGCCATAATTATTTGTTTTATGCCCTAAGGCGGTTAAATATTTTTAAAATTGTTTTGTGATGCTTGGTAACTAAATGCAATGTTTACGAAATAGCTACCGTCAGTATCCTTTAATAAAATTGGCATTTCATCAACCCAACTTTCAAAATGAGGCATTCTTTGCCCGTCTATAAGTGGCTTGATTACTTTAGCTAAAGTAGATAGTACCTGTTGATTGGGGAGCGAAACGGATTTACCATTGATTGTTGATATAATCGCAGGTACATAGCAGTTTACATTACCTGCTCCTTTCTGCTCGGATGAGTTGGTTATGCCTAAAGCGTTAACGACAATTCCCCTAACTTCTGGACCAGTAGTTTTAACACTAGGATCAATCCTGCCACCGCTAAGCAACGCCAATACCTCAGGAGTGTTTATCAAGCCAATTACATCGGTTACTATATCGAATGTATCTTTAGCCATTGTTAAGCAAATAATTTATCAAGTTCGATTTCAAGCTTATTCTTACCCATTGTTAGCACGTCATATCCTTTACTCTCGACAAACACACTATAAAACTCTCCTGCCACAAGTGCTAAAGCTATTTCTTCATCAATTTCGCCAGCAACAGTTTCTAAAAGAGACATCCCTTGTTGTTTACCTTCACTAGTTTTAGTGAAAGGGAAATATGTTTCGGTTATCTTGCCATTTACAATCATTGCACAACCCATAGAAGAGCGTAAATCATATGTTATGTTTCCAAAACCGCCACCATCGCCAGGAACGTCTGCTCTTTGCTTGGCAATCTGCCTATCAATGCAATCCTTACCAGCTTCCATCAAAACTTCGGTTATCTCATCAAACCAAGCCTGCAAATCTTCTTGGATCATTGCTTCTAAGTCACTATCGTTAAAATCTGCTTCTATACTAAACATGCCTTATACATTAATCCTGTAACTTAATTGTGCCTGATAGATTTCCTTAACTGTGCCTTTATACATCTGTGCGCCACTTGCGACGTCGATAACTTCAATCAGTTGCCCATCTTCAGGAACTTCGCCAACATCGCACCTGATCTGACCGACCTGAATACGCTGCGTGCTGTCCTCATTCTGGTAAACTTTTCCATTACCGTTTGTATCGTGGTACCTGCATGGAATTTCCTTTTCGATACCCTGAACTCCTGGGATAGGATAATGCGTAACAGGATCAATCGTCGCCTCCCCATCAGGCGTTCTCCATTTCAAAATATGAGGCCTAAGCGTTACCATAGATTAACCTGCTTAACAGTTGGCTTGGCGATAGCAAATGGATCTACTAAGCCCCACTTTAAATAGATAGCTGATACGATATCCTTTAGGTTGTTGCTGTACTTGATACTAACGTCATCCTCCTTTAGTTCGGTAACCTGAATGGTGGTTAAAAGAAACCCTGCCCACACTAAGTCAACCTCCATTCCCTGAGCTGTTGGATCGTATGCGGACGCACCGTCTAATCCTGCCTCAAGTAATGCCAAGTCAATCTCACCACTCGTTAAAGAGAGGGATTTTACTTTAGTAGATAGGGCTTCTTTTATGGTCATGATACCAATCCTAATTCAATAAGTTTCGCAAGTCTTTCGGCATCCAAATGAGATACATCATCTCCAACTGAGTATACAATTGAAAAATCATTTATGTCATTGAAGGGATTAACAACCAAGTGCTTTTTTGCACCTGATTGTTCTTTATTTTCTTGCTGCTTAGCCATTATGCCTGAACAACTTTAGTGTCGATTTGATAAATCTGGTCAACACCTGTGATTACCGGTAATTGACGAGCTTGTACATCTGTCCATTCACCAAATGGTTTGTGGGTAACGTATTTACTTAACAATGTTCCGAATTCACCATTACGGTATTCAACAGCTTTTGAACGGTGGCTATCTTCTACAACTTTTTTCCAAACTAGGTTACCCACGTTGTTGTCGGTTAATAAGATAACTTTACCCTCATCCCAAGCCTTAACGGTTTTCTTAACACCATCTAATTCGAACTTAACAGAACGATCAATGATGATAACCTGCACACCCAATTCAGTTTCTAAAAACTCTTGGAAAGATGCGTAGCTAGGGATTGGTTTGGTAGTACCGAAATTACCAATGCTAGTTGCGTATAAATTAGCTGCTTCTGTTGTTTTACGTGCTAAGTTATAGGTAACCTTATCCAACATGATATAAGCAATTGTTTTACCAGCAGCATTAGCCGTTGAAATCATTTCCTGCATATCAGTAATTGGGGTTGCGCTTGCAGCTGTGGTCCAAACTACAGGAACACCTTTTTTATTCGCGGTTAAGTAGCCGTAATCAACACGAATTCCCGAACCAACATTATCGCTATCGGTTAACGCCACACCGCTAGATAAACCACGTAAAAACAAATATTCTTTCTGCTCTTCAATACCAACCAGGGCACGTTTAGCGTCATCGAATAATTCAGTTACAATTTCAGAAACATCAGCATTCTTAGCTACCATTGTATCTAATTGATCTAACTGATTTTCGTTCATCTTCATTTCCATACCTAATTTTGGAATATCTCCAGAGGCGGTTGAGATTGATGGGCGTAATTTTAACGGTAAAGGAGAATCCATTGCTACAACATCAGCAACTACATTCTGATTGTCAGCAGTAATTGACGTCCATTTTCCATCCATTGATTGTTTGGGAGTAAGCATTGACTTATGCAAATACATAGGCGCTTTATCTTCTCCGTTTAGGGTTTTAGTGACTTTTGCCACAAAACCAGTAAAGTATTTTTGAATGTACTTTACAAATTGCGATTGTTCTGCCATTATGCTAAGTCTGATCTAAATTTAATTTTGTTACCTACAGCCGTTAAAAAAGCTGATTTAATTGACGTAATAGAGAAAGGAGACGCAACCTCGTTTACCCAACCCTCCAACATCACACCGGCGAACGGGCGTTTGGTTAAGATTGTCGCTACGTTTACACCTACATAAGTATGTGAAGCTGGTAGGGCATCATAAACAGTATTGCCGGTTGTTAATGGCATTGGTTTGTAATTACCTGTTGATGTTTCCTTAATGATGATGTGACCTGCATTAATTACATCTGCTGTAAAGCCGGTTGTATCTAATGACTTGCCACCTGGAATTGAAAATTGATTATCGATAATGACAATACTGTCTTTTGAATTATCGATGTTTACAATTTCATTCACTAAATTGACTTGTACTGCCATTTTTTAGATTCTAAGATTTGCAAATGCTGCATCGACTTCCGCCTCTGTAGCTTCTTTTTTGGTGCTGGCATTATTGCCACCTACACCCCCCACAGGTCTATCATTACCCAAACCTTGATTGGCTTCGTCTTGGATAAAAGCCTTTGCATCTTCGGTGGCATCAGTTAGGTATGAAGTAAAATCTTCATCATCCTTAAATGCCATACGGTCGAAGTCTTTTAGTGCTTTGGCCTTAAACACATCCGAAGTTCCCTCCAATGTTTTTGCGTACTGTTCCCTACGGGTTGTTGCCACTTTTTCCTGACCAAATGAGGCTAATTGTTGCTCAGTTTTCTCCAACTTTTTCATGATAAGGCGTAAAGCCTTGTCGGTGGCAGTTTCGTTTGGATCAACTTCCTCTTTTGTTTCGGTCGTTGTGGTAGTTTCAACTTTTACAGGCTTTTTAACATCACTCACTTGTCTGCTTGCTACTGATTGCACAAAGTCTGCAACTGGTTTAGCATTGGTAACTGCTGTTGTTAAATCCTCATCCGCTGATTCATCGGTTAGAGATTGTTGGGAGATGATTAGATCTGCCAAACTCTCAAGTTCTTTTGCGTTAAAACCCTTGCTTGCAAACGAGGTCTTTAACAATGCTATTAATTTGATTTTCATGTGAATTGCACCCCTATTTTGCCCGTGTAGGTAGGGTTACGATGCGAAATTACCCCTATGATGTGGGTGGCTAAAGCTGGTGCGCTTACTTGGTATCGGTGGTAAATAATTCCGTAATTTTTGCGCATTAAAAAGCCCTGCATAACTTAATATACAAGGCTAAACCAGTGCGCTACGTTTCATTCACGCATTTGCCACATCTAGTGCGACCTTCTTTCCTTGAACTAACTGGTAATGTTTTATCGGGTAAATGTACGATATTTTGATTTATCGGATAAATAGCCGATATGATTACACTTTTTTGGAATTGTATTTAAATTAAAAATTACTAAATTTATTAGTATTATTGTGGTTCGGCATGAACAAAGAAATACTTTTTGACGCTGCTTTTGGTGACGAAATTAAACACGTTCGTTTGCTAGGGATGAATGGACATAACGGATGGTATCATGTTTACATGGATAACTATTTTAAGGGACAAATGTTCTATCGGGATGAGACGTGGGTATTCTTTGGCAATAGTCAAAACGAATTTACGTTCGAAGATGTTGAAATATTGGGACAGATTATTGATGAAAATAATTAACTTTAAATTATGTGTTACCATACATCAGTAAAAACAAAGGGCAATCAGATTGCTGCAAATTATAATGCACCTTTTCCTGATCAGGATAAATTTGAGCCGATTTATCATGCAAACGGATTTGCGCTGCCTACATTACCTGTTTTGTTAAAAGATAACAATGATAAACAGATTGATCTCATAAGGTGGGGATATATTCCGGGTAACAGCGAGAGCATGGAGTCTGCAAATAAATTTGCTAGAACGAGATTAAACGCAATGTCCGAAAAGGTATTCTACAATAGTTATGGCGAAACCATATTTACCAATAGGTGTATAATTCCTGTTACTGGGATATTTGAGTCGAAACATGTTGGAAAAGAAAAAGTTCCATATTTAATACATCCAAAAGTACAGCCATTTTTTAACCTGATTGGAATATACCATGATTGGGAAGAGCCTAGCTCATCACAGGTAATCCGTTCATTCGCAATATTAACAGGGGTAGCCAATGAGTTTATGGCGGACATACATAATTCAGCAAAACGCATGCCTTTGATGATAGACATCAGTCAGATTGATTATTGGTTGGATCCAAGCCTGTCCAAAAGTTCTATAAAGGAGATGATGAACCCTTGCGACGATAGGGATATGGCAGCTTACGAGGTGTCAAGGATTTTAAATAAAGCGAAAATTGACAGCAATATTCCAGAGATATTAGAGGAGGTACGTAATCCAGCGGTTAATAAGGAATAATGATATAAAATTAATATGGAACCATTTGATATTGAACTTGTAGGCATGACCTACACAATTTATCCACAGGAAAACGGGAACTTTAGAGTTTTTGAATGGGAAAAATATATTGGAACGTTAGAACCGATTGCTAATGATGATACATCGGTAGAATGGGTAACGGCCGACTTAATGAGCGTAGATCTTGCCCAACAAATTGGAGAACTGATTGAAGAACACGAAATGTAATTATGATACAGCAGCCACGGATTAACCCATTAAAACATAAGAGTAGTAAAGAGGTAGTTAAGAAATTATACTCTCAATTCGGCAACCACATTCACTCTTTGATTAATCAAAGCGGAAACCTATTTGAGCTTGTTTTAGCTTCGACTGGAAACTTTGAAGACGTGGTAACTTCTTTGAAAGAATTTGCTGATGAGCAGCTAGAAATTAGTGTTGAATACTGTTTTAGTAGAGGGGATGGTTTTTCAATGGTATTTTTATCACAAATTGGAAACGATAAAAGGCATATTCAAACAATAAACGGTAAGCATTTGAGTTACGAACTTGAATATAAAGGTGAAAATAAGGTTTTTCATATTGTACAACTGAGAGGCCGGAAAGATATTGATGTGTATAGGGACTTTTCATTTATGGAGGTTCTTAGAAAGATAGATTATAAATGGAGCTTGTATCATTTTGAAGATTTTGGTCAACGTTTAGGTAGGTTCTTAGAGAATGATGAAAGGTTTATCAAAAGTGGTTTCAAAATTGACTATCAGTAATTGTAATCAAAAAAACTGGAATGAATACCATAATATACGAATGCAAATTGTTTAATGTTCCAATTATTTTCCGTTTAGTTCAGCACATGCCAGGCGAAAGCTACCAGTTATACCAAGAAGGTACGCTTATCGGTAGGGTAATCAATGTTGAAGATAGATGTGTGCAAGTAAGTGGCAGGGAAATAAGCTCAAAAATGTTAGATGATATTTATAAATTGTTAAACTTATGATCAACGAAGACAACGAAATGGAACAAAGAGAGAATGAGGCAATAGCTGATTTCTACGCTACAATTACAACACTTTACCTTAACCAGTTGAAATCACATTCATTTAGCGATGATACGATTGTGCTCGAGCTGCTCGATGATGTGAATATGAAATTGTTTATTGATGATTTTAAAGAGGATTATCAGGACTACTGGAACTTCGATAAACACATTACTGTTGAATTCAGGTGGTTTGGAGTTGTAGAGCAGTTTGTGATTAGTTAGGAAACCATGTATTTGGTCCTGTACCAATTACAGACCAATCCAATTCTGCTTGTTTAGTTGGGTTGATAATTTTAATATAAAAATCTGCTGTTTCAGCTTGGCACAACCAAAACTTTACCATTTCCCTATCAAATTCAATCTCTGGCAGCTTCTCAAGTTCTGTATAGAAACTGCCAGAAAAGGCTTTCAAATTCATGTTAGTTGGTAGAATTAATCTTATAGTGCTGATGTGATCATAATAAACACATTCTATACCGCTGCCAGCAAAGTGCTTAGCAAGGTTTTTGATTAGCTGTAAGATGTATGGGTTCTCCATACTGCAAATATACTAAATAATCACTCCAACACTACTACCTCTCCATTTTTCTACCCACTCTTTAATAACCGTTCGATCATTGGACTTAGTTTCGTATTTAGCCAAATGGATTGCTATTGGCTCTACGCCCATGGACTTAGCTGCTGCAGCTATTTCGTGCGGCTGGTTACTTATTGTCTTTTTGTCTTTCATAATTTGCTTTTCTTGATAGGATTACTCCCAGGTGAAACATTGTTGTTGCATTGTGATCTTTCCGGATCTTCTTTAATAGTTTTTCAATAGAACTTAAGCTACATGATTTGTAGCCCTTTTTCTTAAGTTCTAAAGCTATTTCCTTTTGAGTAAGTCCTTCAAAAAGGTACTCAATCAACAATTCTTCTATGGTTTTAGTAGTTGGCATTTGTTAGGCTGATTTAAGTTTAAAAGTGTCAATTCTAGTAGGATCTGGATGGTTAAGTTCATAACCCATTGAAAGCATTAAATCAGATTGATCATCTTGAACATTAACCATACTTTCAAATTTGTTATGCCCACAGCAACTACCATGAGTGATAACACCTTTGTTCCATAAATCTTTTATCTCATCGTATATGCAAGGGTCAATACTTACCAATGAGGAAAGACCTTCTTTAAGTCTGGCGTTTTTATACGCTTCCATATGAGGTGGAATTTCAACTGTTACCATTTGGGCATAACACTCTTTTGTTTGTGGAGTTATATTTTTACAATTGCACATGTTATTTATTTTTAATTAAAACTGCAAATTTACCTTCTGGTATTTCTAGCCTCTGCATTAGCGTATCAAAGGCTTCTTTGGCTGTCCATTTCCAGATATCATTAATATAATCTTTGTAGCAAGGAACATAATAAGGCTGAGATACTGGATCATAGTATTCACTACTATCAACAACCCTTTTACACTCTTCCTCTGTAAGTTCAGGGTGTATGCCTACTAATTCAAAGTCCGCATCAATCTCTATGTCGTGTCCGTTAGCTCCACATTCTGGTGTGTAGTAGTGTATATATGTTCTTTGTGGTAAGAAAATAGTTTCTTCTATTCTTACTTGATAAGCGTTACGAGGCAACCCCACCACCAATACGGTTTTGTCGGTTAATTCTATCTGTTTTTGCATGGGTTAATGTCTGTTAAATGGTATTTGTTCAGACTGAATAATTTCAAGTTCAGATAATACCTCTATCCAAAATTCATTATTGGTAATGCCTTCCTTTGCTTGTTCTATATAAAGACTTCCGCTATCTAAAACATCTAAAATTTCATTTACTGCTATTTTAGCATTATCAACAGCATTAAGTTTTTGGTTCATGGTGCTTTTGTATTTAGCATCATTTTTAGCGTCTGAGTTAGGGAAAAACTTATCAAATAATTCCATTGCTTTTATTTTTGGTGTCATAATCTAATAAATTGGTAATAGTTCTTTTTCTATTGGTTTGTAGTGGGTTATGCCGCCATCTGTCCAACTCGTATAATTGTGCTCAACATCCCTCAAAAAAGGAAAGCTTTCGTTTAACATGCCGATATCTGTCATAATTTTATAGTTACCATCTTTTTCAGGCAAATTACTTCCATCTGGTTCAATACGTGTCCAACCGTTGTTAAATTCGATATTACTTAATGAAATTGGGCGCAAAGAATACCCGTTCTTATGAAATTCAATATCAATGCTATTATTTTGTGTTGGAAAATCTATTGTAAACATCCATCCATTTTCGTCTATGAATGTTTTTACCGTTTCAAAATGTTCACCATAAGCTTTTTTAATAGCTTCCTGCTTTGCTTTAACTGCGGCATCCGAAATATCGAAGCTTTCAGCGATAGTCGTTTCATACTCCTCTTCGTATGATTTCTTGTAGTTAGAGAATAGGTCAATTGCTTCTTTGTTGGCAAGAACTTCATTCGTAAACTCATGAGTATCGAAAGTTTCTTTCTCTTTGAAGTATTTGACAGATTTGTTCAGCAGATCTATTTTATCGGTTTTGCTGATTTCAAAATCCTCGTCTAACTTTTCAGTAACAAAATTCTTGAATACACCTAAGATATTGCCAGTTTGAGTGTAATTGTCGTTTCTAACAATCAACTGCAAGAATTCATCTTTCCAGTATGAACCTGCATCACTTTTACTTTGGTCGAACACAACAACCTTGTAGCCCTCATACATTTCGGTATCAAAGATCAAACAGCCCTTATCCAATTTATTAATGCTGACACCTTCCTGCTCATAAGTGATTGAAAAACCATCCTGCTTAGGCGATACACTTAAATACGTGTCTTTAGTTTCACTCTTGAATATTCCAATCGCATTATGCAAATCGCCTTCAATTTGTACGTTCTCAAAATAAGCTACATAAAACTCTCCAGATTTTATTTTTGGATGATTGGTAACATCGTACAAATGTTTTGCCAGCTCAGCGGTAGCATCATGAAAATAACTTGGCAGATCAAAGATGTTGCTGGCATAATTATAAACCTGGTTAAGGCTTAAATTATTATTCGGATGATGGAATCTAAAAACCTCGTTGCTTTTCTCAAAAGGTTTAAGGAAAAACTGCATCAGCAGGTTATTCAATAAATCGTCTTTAATTTCTAAAGGCGCATCAGATAATTTGTAATATTCATCTTGTAACTTATTACCTGTGTGATGAACTGATAGGCTTTTCAATGAAGCCTCAAAAAATGATATCATAATTATAAGTTTTAGTTTTTATATTCTTTAAATTTGTCTCTTCATTTATGAAAAAGCCAGAATTGTACGCAACGGTACTTAGTATCATAGCGTCGGCCTGTACCATCATAGGATTCGTCCTGATGATGATTGGTCGTTAAGGTAATTAGGAAACTAGTTTTAGGGTAGGGCAAACCATCCATTTCAGATGAACTAACTGCCTTTGGGAAAGTTATAAGGGGCGGCATTAATGCTTAGCCCCTAATTTACCTACTGCTCCCCATTTAAATCTCTCATATCAAAATCTTTTGGATTATAGGCACTACCATTTGCAGCTTTGCTAAGCCTTGCCAATTCCTCTTGATCTATTACTCCCATTTCTGATTTGTATTTGCCTGCCAATGCTACTGCATCCTGCAAAAGCTCTTTTAATTCGCGCTTCTCACGCTGTGCTATTACCTGTGCGTTCATATTTACAATCCGTATTTAGTTTTTAACTGCTTCCAAAGAATTTGCTCTACTTCTTTTTTCTGATCATCACTAATCCCAAAAGGAATTTGACAGAAATTTGTGTAAGAGATTTTACCAACAATATGCCTAATCACTAGATAGCTATGATTAGCTTTAGCATGTTGCTTTTTATGAACTCTCGTAGTTTCACTAGTGTAATTGTTGTTTTCTCCTTTAAAAAGGCTCTTGATTTTTTCGAACATATATTTATTTGTTTAGTTTACTTGTTTAACCCCACCATTTCTGCAGTTCCGATAACTTGGTACGGTAAATCATATTCCCATAAGCTTAATGCACCCTTAACATTCAATATTGGTTGTTCATACATTACAGGATTAGCTAACACCCAATTCCAGACGTAACTAGGCTTTTCATCTTCTTCACCAAATGGCAATGAATTGAAATTGGCAGGCTCATAGCTTTTCTCAGCCCAAATACTTTCGTGATTAAGAACACAATCAATAATATCAACTTCGCCGATGATGGCAGAATACTTCCAAGTATTTTTATTCGACAACATCAATCCATTGTCGTGAGTTGGGTCAAAATTTCGCATATTGTATTTGGCTACCGCTTCAACTTGAGCCCAATTCAACCCCATTCCTAGACTTGCAAACGATGGCTTACCGCTCGCATGAATATAAATCCTACCTCTATGCTTAGTGCGCCAAGTTCGGTTTTCTATATCTTTAATTCCGTGTGCAATTAAGCTTGCCCAAGGTTGTTTTATTGTAAGTGTTTTCATAGTTTATAAGTAATGTATGCCAGCACTAGCACCAAAAGCCAGCATATGGTTAGTGAGTGTTTGTTTATATCTTTATGCATATAATTACATAATTGTTAGTGGTTTTATATGCATAAGCATATATTTTGTTCTAAAAAAGCAGGCAGGAAACCACTCCTACCTGCACAACCAACCTTAAACTTAAACTCGCCCAACTAATGGCATTCAAACCAAACATCGCCTATCCACAATAAGGGACTGGCTAGTGACATAACCTTAACAACCCAGGGTTTCCATGACGATTTTTGGCGCCATCTAGCAGGGTTCTGCTAGCCTTCTTTGTTTATATTACATCAACCTACACGTAGGTATTGTTAAGGTAAAAAATTACCACCATGGGTACTTGTTTGTTGCGGGGGACAGACTCGAACTGCCGACCTTTGGGTTATGAGCCCAACGAGCTACCAACTGCTCCACCCCACAATGTTGATAGTCTTTCCTATCAGTCACGATTTTACATACTTGCTGGACAATTGTTTTGCCACACTATTTCACGGTGTATGTTTCGAGGGAGTTCGCTACGGCTCGCTTTCTCCATTTACCTATTTAGCCGAGTAAAGAATAAGGTTGAACCGATGCATTTCAGCAGTTGTATAAGGTCTATTCTAAAGCTTTTGTAAAACTTCGACCTTCGGTCCATTGTCCTAGGAAAGGCAGCAAAATCTTTCAGTTGCCGACCTTACCAAAAATATCTTAATTCAATTCTTTCACTTTTCTCCAATCTTCGCCGCCATGCCCCATGATTAGTAATGTGTGACCATCTCCTTTAAAATAATACCATGAGCAACATGTACTATCTAAAGTCATTATTGTTCCCGATGGAATTAGTTTACATCCATGAGTAATTGGCGAAGTCATTTCTTCAAGTAGTTGAATGGTTTTCATAATTGGTTGTTTTTGGTTTATTTGTTTGCCCAAAAAGCCCCGATACTTTTGATACCGAGGCGTTCTGGTTGCTTACCCTTTGATTATAACACTAAGGTAAATCAAATTATCGGATTTACCAAATTTGTGATAAAAAAAATGAAAATAATTATACCAACCCTATACTATCATCCCTGAACTTTGCTTTTACCAACTTGAAATTACCTGAATAAAAGGCGTGGTTGGCGTAATCGTGGCAAACAATGTTCTTACCAATTCGCCCCCAGTTCTGTAATTTGGTATCAGCAAAGAAATTGGGAATGGTAGATGGTAATTGATCGAATTTAACAGGACGTGTACGTCTTTGCATCATTACCCTGCCACATGATGATATTGATAAACATGGAGCTAGGAACTTGCCATATGGACCATCCTTAAGCGAATGCCATATATCCCACTCAGCAACATTGTTAAATAAGTTTGTACGATCTATCTTAACAACGAAACGAGGATCTATTCTATATTCGTAAACCGACCTACTACAACCCTCGCCAATTCTATCGCCTATGAAAAAATCCGTTAAATCACCTAAGAGGAATTGATCTTCCTTAAATAAGTCGATGAAGTTGGTTGTTATGTTGGTCATAGCATTAGTCATTTATATCCAAACTTGTAGCATTGAGGTTATTCGATAATTCGAATTATTCTCTATCCATTGATCAAACGGTAAGCGTGAATTACCCATATACACTATGTTCTTGTAATAAACATGCAGGTACCAATATGGCTCCTTAATTACGTTACTTTTAAACCTTATTAAACATGGTAAATCGGTATTTGGGTCAAACTTTACCCATCTGTTATTACAATTGAAACCTAATTCTCTAAAAACATTTACAAATGATTGACCGCCCCAACAGTCTTTTTTAGGCGAAACTTTTTCGATTTCCTCAATGTCTAATCCAGTTAATATAGCAATATGAGTGAAATGACTATTAAATGGATAATAACGGTTCCAATCTAGCTCGATATCCATCACACTACCGGTTGTGCTACTGGCTTAGGCGCTAATGCAGCACGTTTAGCAACTTCTTTTTCAATCTCTATTATTTCAGCGTCTACATCTTTAACCACACCCAGCATGTTCAATGCAGTCTTTAGTGTTATCAATCCAGCTCCATATAATTTAACCACGTTATCAAACTCCTCGCTCTTGTTTCGTGGAAGTTCAATTTTAAACTTAGGTTTCATTACCAATCCTAGCGACGGTTTGACGGCGGTGTTGATAACGGCCATTGCGGACTTAAGGAAGTTTAGATTTCTCTGATGGAAAATACCGATAGATCCTTGCTGCTTGCGCCTTGCTTTATTTGTTGCCGGTAATAACATCATTTCTATTGTTACACCTGGTAAGTCACCAGATATATCCTCGAACTTAAGATCAGGTGTAGCTGTTTCGGTGAATATATCGGCCCGTAAATTCTTACGCTCGGTAAATACGCTCTCTTGTCCTCCTTCAGCTTCTACATACTTAAGGTCCGCACCCTTCTCAAGCTGCATGACCTTTCGAGTGTTCGATCCACCACCGGTAGCAGCCGTAATCTCACCACTAGACGCTAATATTGGGAATGCGCTGATCTGGTTTTCATCAGCAGTATCGCTATCAATTTCCTCATAACGTTCGATCTTTGGCGCAACATCAGCAGTTTCGCTACGCTTCTGCTCATCAAATATAAAATTAGCCTTACCGTAGGGAATGGGTGTTGTTGTCTCTATAACCCATCCTGCTTCACCTTGAATAAATGTTAAATATTTATCAGTTAAGAATAGATCCATCTTCTCCGTTTCCTTCTCTCCAATCTTAACCTTATATTTTCGAGCTGCGCCAATAACATCTTTGTACTGGTCACGGATAAGTATAATAACATCGCCATCCTCTGGGGATAGAATTGTACAGCGCATTTTAAACTTAGCTGACAGCCCCAAATCATCCCAATAACCCTCTTCTGATTGTACGCTGTACCAAACAAGCATAACAGACAAATAACGTTGCTTTAATCTCTCGATCTCTTGGGCCAAATAATCGAACTTGTTATCCTGCAATGTCTTTTCCACCATCTTAAGCATAACCTCATCAGCAGCAAAACCTTCTCTAGGTGTACAATCAATACCAACCCCTGCTGATAATGCAAGGTCAACGCTCCAATCAATAATAAGCCTATTAATAGCAGATGGAATACGATGGACAGACTTAGTCTCTTGCCTGTAGGTCATCTCTCCCTTTTCATCCAACGTTCCAGTAGGCACATCAACCTTTCTATCTGGACGATAATTTGTATCCGTAACAACCTTATGTAGTTCAGGCTCAAAGTTTAACGCATCCTCTGGAATAGCTGTTGCCAAAGCGGTAACCGCCTCAACTAATTTAGCTGGATCTTGCAGGAGTTCTTGTAGTTCGGTTAATTCCATAGAGTAAACACCACGATGTGGGTGTATACAAAAATAGCCCTGACATAATGCAAGGCTAAACGGTAACACTTATTAAGATTAGGTAGTTAAATACTTTGGTGTCCCTTTGTTCTTAAACAAGGTTCACCAATGGCAAACCCATTCTTTGAACTATGGTCTTTGCCGGTAATAAAACCATCTTCTAATAATAGCTGTAAATGGCCATCGATTTCGTCTTGTGTAAATCCATCAAACTTAGGATTATAATTGAAAGGAGGCCTTTCGTAGGATTGGATATCTTTTAGTAACAAACCCTGTAATTCTTTTCTAAATACCATAAATATATTTTTTAAATTAAGGACTAAATGTAACATATATTTTACACTATGAAAATAGTGGGAGGTATTTTGTTTTCAACATTTTCATGAGCAATGATGTTACCATAAAACTATATCATTATGCTTAATACCATAGTCAAAACCGACCGATTTTAATGTTTATTTTTACATAAATTAAATTAAGATATAATGAACAAAGAAAAAATTAAGTTGCCACAGACAAAAGCCGATGTTGAAAAATTTATAAATGATAGGTTCTCTAGACCGTCAGTATCTAAATTTATAATACTGGAAGTTAATCCATGCGATAGCAAAACAGTATTTTCGTTCAAAGAGTATCGTACGAATGATACAATTATTGAACGGTTATGCAAACTGACTATAGACGATAAAGAAAATGTTATTGTTTACGATATATTAGATTATCAACGATGGCAGATTGGAGACAGGTCCAACCCATAGCGCCTACATACTCAAAGCCCTAACGCCCAATGATTTTTTCTTGTTGATAAACGCTAGGTATTCGGTAGCAAAGTTGTGGGTAATTAGATAGCGCTTGCAATCTGAAGCGTGACCAAATTCTTGGTATGTAACTTTAGTAACTGGATGTTTTTTAGTGCTTTTATGAATAGATCCATCAGAAGCCTCTAGCGTGTACTGGTAATCATAAACTGATTTCTTACATTTGGTGCCATTAATGCCAATCGTAATACCTGAAGTGCTATTGCCTGAATAAATATCATTGATGAAGTTACCTGATTGAACAACTGATGGGTTGACTGATTGTATCTTAAGATTAGGCCTATAATCCTTAAGCTCACGCATAATATCTGTAAAATAGTTCTCGCCTTTTTCTTTTTTAGTATCTTCTTTTATTGATGTACGATCACCACCGACGAATAGACCTGCTACATCGTGTATTGGATATCGGTTCATGAATTCTTTTGCAGCATAAACAACCCTATTCTTAGGATCCTCCATAAAGATCTCGTCTATTTGCTGAGCATGTTTGCCTTTAATCTGCCAAATGGTCCAAGGTAGATAAGGATTAACATTCTCATCACACGATAACCAAATTGGTAATGACTTATCCCATCCCATATTATTCACGTGTGTTTCCGCTTTGAAGTTTTTCCAGAACTCGCCACCTGTACGAAGCTTACCCCACTCACCTAACGCATAAATGCGATAATACTCAAAATCATTTATACGGTCATTCTCAAAATCATCAATAGTATGCTGATCTACGAAGCCGCCAATCTGAATTAATTTTCCATTAGCATCAACAGCTAACCCTCCATCAATGCTTTTCTTCCATTTACCTACGATGAAAATATTATCTAGGTAATTTGTTTTTAATATGATTAAATTACCTTTTTCATTAACTTGATATCCAGAAATATCACTTTCAATATCAATCAACACTTCTTTATCGAATACCTCTTTTTTAATCCAGTGCTCTTCAGAAATTGGATTGAAAATACCAATAATTTGTTGACCTTCTCGACCACGAAGACGTTTACGGATTTGTTTTAGGTCAGCTTGTTCAAATTGACTTATTTCTTCTAAAACAACACGTTTGAATTTTGTTATACCTTTAATTTTTTCACTATCATCAAGCCCACGAAAGCGCACGTAAGAACCGGTAAGTTTACATTGAATAAAATTTTGTTGAATTATGAAATGCTTTCTTAAGCCCCAATCGTCTATTATGGAAGTAAAATCACTATATATACTATCCTTGATATCTACAGCATATTTACGAAGTACTAGTGCATTTTCGTTCTTTCCTTCAAGCATCTTTATAATTAGAAGCTGAACAACACTATAGGTCTTAGAGGCAGATGAACCACCATAACACCATATAAAACGAATTAAAGTATTGTTGAATGCTTTCCTTAAATGCCAATAAACATTATTAAATAAATTAGGATTAAAATCAAAATCCTTAATTATAACGTCTTTGTCTTTAACAACAATAGGCTTAGGTTCATTGGAACGGATGGAGGTAGTTTTTCTCCTTATCTTTTTACTCGTCAGGATCTCTGTCACCATATCCAATTCTTGTTACGGTTTCGACGTTAACATTTACATCAAGTTCTTTATCAGATGTAAGCTTTCGGATTTTAGCAAGTCTATCCAAAGCAGTGTCAGCAGAATACATTTCAACCTGTACACCATCTTTAGTATGCTTAAAAGATTTTATCTTACCTTTTTCTTTATCCTCCGCAAGTTTTACCAAGTCTAACTCAACTTGTTCAACCATAACTGTTTCACCATCAATAATACGGTATGCGTTTGGATGGGCTTCAAGTTCGATTTCCATTCTGATTATTTGCGAACGGGTATGATTAAGATTTTCTTGAAAATCATCAAACGCCTTGTCTGTATATCCTATACGAGCGCAAAATTCTTCCTCTCTAGATATATATTCTTTTTGGCTTTGTATTACTTCTTTTAAGCCGACCTTAATCTGAGGAGTGAATGGAACTTGTCTTTTAATGAAATAGTCCGTTAGATTTGATCTAGCAATGTCAGTCGTCCTTTTAACCACTTCTGAGGATTGCATTGATGCTTCATCCATAAATTCATTGATCTTTTCAATAATTTCAGGTTTCCTCAGGTTTTCCCATCCAATTGAGTATGCAGTATTAAAACTATAACCTGATCTTATTGCTGCAGCTGTAGCATTAGAATCTATACAGTACTCTTGGCAAAACCTAATTTGTTTATTAGTTAGTGCCATATCCTAAAACATTTTTATTTGTGTGTCACTTGGATTGATTGAGTGGGGCAGGAAACGTTCGACCAGTATCATTACCTTGGTTTTGAATGGGCGCTCTGGAGTTCCCTTGGTTGTGGCTT